CTGTCACCGTAGATTGTGCAACATTGGCTGAGGCATTCACTAAGAAACATTTCATCGCAACCGCTGAACTATTGAATTCTATTAGCGACCATAAGCAACGTAATGCAATGGGCGCAAAACATATCGAGATGTTTAAGAAGGATAATCCACGCTTCGATGAAATTAAGTTCAAGAAAGCTGCTGGTCTGGATGATGCTACCCAACACGATGAATCAGTTCGTGTCGCAGAATTGAAAGAAGGTATCGCCACTCTGTTTGCTGGTCAGTCCAATCTTTCTGAAGGTTTCCTAGACAAAGCAACATCATTGTTTGAGGCTTCCGTCATCGGTCGTGTGAATGCAGAAATGATTAAGGTTCGCACTACACTAGAAGAAAGTGCCGAAGAAGAATTGAAAGTATTGAAGAAAGCCTTGTCCGAACAAGTCGATTTGTATATTACAGAAATGGTCAAAGTCTGGGCTGAAGATAATAAATTAGCCATCGACCAAGGACTAAAACAAGAAGTCTCAGAATCGTTTATGAGTGGTCTACGTGATCTTTTCACAGAACACTATATCGAAGTTCCAGAAAATAAAGTCGATGTTCTTGAATCATTGACCAAGGAACTAGAAACTTCTAAACAACGTATTAATGAAGAAGCCAACAATAAATTGGCAATTCAAAAAGAATTAACCGACCTGAAGAAGCAAGCAGTTATTGCCGAAGCATCCAAGGGTATGACAGCAATTGATGCAGATCGTTTGCTGACGCTGGTTGAAGGTGTGGATTTCGATTCAAAAGAAATGTATGCCGAAAAAGTTGCAGTAATCAAAGAAGCACACTTCAAGAAAACTGCTAAAAAATCAGCGGAAGTAATCTTGGCTGAATCTTCGGGTAACAATGTCAATGAACAAGTAATCGATGCATCTGTTCAGAAATATGTTGCTGCCCTAAATCGTGGCAAAACTAGTAATATATTCACCGAATAAATATTACTAGAAATAAACTTTCAAATTAACTAAGGAGTAACAAATGGCATATGTATCAGAAGCAATCACCAAGAAATGGGCACCAGTCCTAGACGCTGAAGGCGCAGCACCAATCAAAGATAGTCATCGTCGTGCAGTGTTGACCAAACTCTTGGAAACCCAAGAAACAGAATCACACAAAGAAGGCACCATGTTGTTAGAAAATGGCACTGGTGATGTATCTACCAATGCTATCGGTTCCGCACCAGACACGGGTGGTGTTGCCAAATTCGATCCACTGTTGATCAGCTTGGTTCGTCGTTCACAACCAAACCTGATGGCATATGACATCGCTGGCGTTCAACCAATGTCCGGTCCTACTGGTCTGATCTTCTGCATGAAGTCAAACTATGGCACCAACCAAGCAGCATCAAGCCGCACTGAAGCATTGTTCAATGAAGCAAATACCGCGTTCTCTGGTACAGGTTCACAAACTGGTACTGACCCAGCAGTGACACCATATACCCGTGGTACAGGTATGACCACTTCCGCAGCGGAACTTTTGGGTTCTACTGGTGGTAATACTTTCAATGAAATGAACTTCACCATTGAAAAAACAACCGTAACTGCGCAAACTCGTGCATTGAAGGCATCATACACACTGGAATTATCACAAGACTTGAAAGCTGTTCATGGTCTGGATGCTGAAGGCGAATTGTCCAATATTCTGTCACAAGAAATTGGTTTTGAATTGAATCGTGAACTTGTTCGTACCGTGTATCAAGTTGCACAACCGGGCGCACAATCATGCACCACTCCCGGTACATTCGACTTGAATATTGACTCCAGTGGTCGTTGGTCTGTTGAACGTTTCAAGGGTCTGTTGTTCCAAATCGAACGTGATGCTAATGCTGTCGGTCAGGCAACTCGTCGCGGTAAGGGTAACATCCTGATTACATCGTCTGATGTAGCTAGTGCATTGGCTTTGGCTGGTGTTCTGAATTATGCACCAGCACTACAAGCTGGAACACAATTGGAAGTTGATGATACCGGCAATACATTCGCTGGTATTCTTAATGGTAAGATCAAGGTCTACATCGATCCATATAGTGCAAATCTTAGTGCTGCTAGTCAGTTCTATGTTGTTGGCTATAAGGGCACTTCACCATACGATGCTGGACTGTTTTACTGTCCATATGTCCCTTTGCAAATGTTGCGTGCAGTTGATCCAGAAACGTTCCAACCTAAGATCGCGTTTAAGAGTCGTTATGGTATGATTGCTAACCCATTTGTCACAAATCCGGGTCCAGGTAACGCTTCTGATGGTAGTAACTTCACTTCTGGACTAAATCAATACTACAGAAAAGCGGTGGTACTCAATCTTTTATGACATTTTGACAACATTTCAATAAAGAAATTATATACTTTGAGCCGGG